CAGCCAAAGCGTCACTGAAGGTTCTCGAATTCTCGTTTGCGTGGTGGCGGAAGAAACTTGTTGAATCGACTTTCTGATCGGGTTTGTCTTTGCGTGTACAAAGGGCCACGTTAACCAACCATGGTGAGTATGATGACGGCGACGTTCCCACTGTTGTCGAGGTGAGCGAACGTAGAATCATTTCGAGTTTGATCCCATTGACGTTGATTCTATCCCATAAGCGATGATTGCGGTCCGTCCCTTTGGTTACCTCAGTGACATCAGCGATATTCAACTCTCTTGAAGTAAACTTCTGGTTCTGGAGGTACTGACTCAGATGACTCTTGTGATGACGTCTTCCGATCTTGTCTCCTAATGCTGCGATACGTACTCTTTTAGCCACGGGTGTTCGTGAACGCGATCGTCCGCGCTTTGACAGGAAGCGTCGGTTTTGGCGCGCGCCACGGTTTTGTATATTTGCATTCCACCCCATAGGCATGTTGATATCGCCAGTACGTACCAGAGAGTACTTGCTAAGACGTCTGCGCCCGTATTTTTTCGACCGTCTGTAGTGCATTGCGAGCGTGTCTGCATATGTCATGTGTGGCGCGATGTGAAAAATGAGAACCCCGTACAAAATCTACAGGAAAAACACACGTAGGCTGGCATAGTATTACCCAGCCTACCTCCGTGTTTGTGCAAAATGTGTAAATTGTGTCATAAATCTGGAAAATGTCGGAACGAAATACTGATCGTGCTCGTGGTTGGGTTTTCACCCATAACAATTATGAAGATGTCGATCAGCAGCGGCTCAGAGATCTCGGTGGAGATGCCGGGTGTACCTATCTCGTCTTCGGACGAGAGCGAGGAGGAACTACCGGAACGCGTCACCTCCAAGGCTACGTACAGTTCTTACATGCGAAGACAGCAGCCGTCGTCCGCCGCCTCTTGGGTGGACGAGCGCACATCGAGAGGACTCATGGAACCCCCCTTCAGGCGGCCGATTACTGCAAGAAAGAAGGTGACTACGAAGAATTTGGCCAGGCCCCAACTGGTGCGGGAAAGCGCAACGACCTCGTCGAATTTCAAGAATGGGCAGCATCTCTTACCGTCCGTCCCGATCGAAACGAAGTCGTCCGTCTCTGGACTCCACTCTGGGTTCGAAGCGGCAACCGACTCTGGGACGTCATCGACGCTTTTCTTCCACCTCCCCGTCTCGTCAACCCCGACGGAGCCCTCCGTGAATGGCAGCAGGAGCTGCTCTCCGACCTCGGTGACGGAACTGACGACCGCACCATCACTTTCTATGTAGACTATGTAGGGAACACAGGCAAGTCGTATATGTGTCGCTACCTTTTAACTACTCGTACCGACGTTCAGGTTCTCCGGATCGGGAAACGCGACGACCTCGCCCATGCCATTGACCCATCCAAACACGTGTTTCTTATCGACGTTCCTCGTTCTCAGATGGAATTTCTCCAGTACTCCATTTTAGAGATGATGAAAGATCGTACCGTATTTTCTCCGAAATATCATTCGGCGACGAAAGTTTTGTCGACGACACCCTTCGTGATTGTATTCTGTAACGAAGATCCTGACATGTCGAAGCTCTCGGCTGATCGCTACGATATTAAACATATCTAGATATTTTATTCTAAGTGCGACTGCGGATTAGGGATAGGGGGTAACGAGCACCGGTTACGAAGTGAGGCAGCGCAGTTAAGGGGGAAAGGGGTCCGGACACACAGCGACCCTCTGAGTACCCTTGTACCTGTCCAGCCTGTTTTTAATCCGCTCTCAATCCCTCCCATCGGTGGTGGCGGTGTGGTGGTGGTGAGGGATTTAGTATTGAATGTCTCGGAACACTACCGTAGTGTAGACGTCTCCTCCTAAGACATCTGCTGTTCCTACCGTGGTCGGTGGAGTGAACTCTGTGTCGATCCACCAGACAAGACAGACCTTGTCTCGGCATCCTGTTGGACCACTGTCTGCGAAGTCTAGTTGTCTTTTAATCTTGAAATATTTGACGATCTTTTTGTATTGTTTTGGAATTTGGTCGTTCTGTCGAGCACCGCTCAAATAGAACTTCTTCCTCCAAAGAACATTGATGATGTCTGAGTTGATTGTACTGTGGCACATCTCCCATCCAGCCAAAGCGTCACTGAAGGTTCTCGAATTCTCGTTTGCGTGGTGGCGGAAGAAACTTGTTGAATCGACTTTCTGATCGGGTTTGTCTTTGCGTGTACAAAGGGCCACGTTAACCAACCA